CAACATGCGCCACCGGTACTAGAAACACCCCCAGCGCCAGAACTCCCTATAGTTCCACCGTTACCGCCCAATCCGCTACATTGATTATTTCCTCCAGTACCACCTCCTGCACCCCCACCGCCGCCGCCACCACCGTAACAATGCCTAGCACCACCACCACCGCCACCGCCACCAATATAACTAACATTATTTATAGTTATATTGATACCTGTTCCTATATTTAATGCCGGTCCACCGCTATTGCCGCCACCTATTTGAGCTCCAACACCACCTTGCCCCATAATAAAGCCATTGTTTACAAGGGTAAGAGTATCGCCTGTTGTGCCACCTGTTAAATTCAAGCCATAAGTGCCTGTAGAATTACTCCAAAGGTAAACTCCCGAGTTTACTGTAACTGTAATATCTGTTTTCCCTGCAACATATCCAGTGATAGAACTAATATTTAATGCAGCATTAGTTGTACTAGAAGTAAATGTATAAGTCTTAACTACTCTATTAGATTTGCCATAAAAATTTGTCGGCATGGTAATGGCGCCGCTAGGCACTCCAGCCAAGGTTCTAACAGCTGCATCATTAAGGCTAATTGTAGTTGTTCCATTACCACCGTTTTCTATTTCAATAGAAACACCAGCAGTTGCACCCGCAAGACTAATTGGTCCAGATGAGTTTAATGTCATAGTACTGTTACCTGTTTAGAATAAAATTTAGAATCAATTTTAATATTATTAGGTAATGCACCTTTTATACTTGCTGCTTGCATTAACTTGTTTTTTTCTTTTTTATCGTTATTTCGGCTATCAATTACTTTAACTAAAAGACTTCCTAAAAATATTTCAAAATCTTTAGTTCCTTTTAATTGTACATTAGCTAAATGTTGTGGAATTTGAAATAATTCATATTCAAACGTAAATGTATTTTGATTACCATCTTGGGCAAGAATAGAGCCCCCAAATTCTAAAATAGTGTCCGCATATTCACCTGTAAGAATAGCCACCCTAGATTTAAAAAGATTCAAATCTGAATATTCGTAAATAAAATCGACATCGTTTTTCATTATGGGGTTCCGTATGCTGTTATGTTAGATAAGGATATAAAATTACCCGAAGAGTCTAAGGAAGCAATCTGTGTTGCACCGTTATAAAAATATAACTTACCACTAATTTCTTGAATTGAAAAGTTTGCTGTGTAAAAACTAGCAGCTTTAGCAGTTCCGTTAACCAGTAAATTGCCAACGCCTGGGTCTGTAGCAGTACCAACGGATACTCCACCAGCAGCAGAAACTTGTAAACGTGAAATTGTATTGGTTTTAAATACTAATCCAGCGTTGACATCGGTTCCTAAAACAGATAAAGAGTTTGTTTGGTCCCAATACCATTGCGCTTTTTCTGTTCCATTATTGTACAAAGAAAAAGAAGTGTACTGTTGGCCAGCATTATCAACAATAAGGTTATTTGAGTTACCACCTTTAACATATAATGTTCCTGGCGTAGCTGTAGAACCAATAGAGACTGTTGTGGCAAAAGTGTTAGTATTAGTAAAGTTATTAACAGTATTAAGAATAGCAGAGCCATTCGTTCCTGAATATCCTGAGTACCCAGATGTACCGGTACCCACTGGGCCACTGTACCCGCTATACCCGCTGTATCCTGACACACCAGAACCGCTGTATCCTGATATACCGCTGTACCCGCTATATCCAGATATACCAGCTAGTTGAGTAACAACGTTCGAAAGGTTTTTATAAAACATAGCCCCATCAGCAACGTTGAACGCTAGTTCTCCGCTTAGCAAGCTCCCTGCTGTAGGGACGTGTCCTGATACGGTGCTAAAATACAGCTGAAGTGGTACGTAGCCGGATTGGGCCATTTTTTATTCCTTTAAATACTTTAGTATTTCTTTTGGTTTTACAAACCGATCGTTTCGGTGTTCGGTGGCTTCCCACCAGATAAATTGATTTTTTACTAAATGCGATCTATCTTCTAGTAAGTTAATATTTGATGTATGCCCAAATATTAACGGATCAGATGGGCCCCATAATACAATGCCTTTTTTACCTTCGTCCCAAGCTAAATGCTGGAAGAAGCTATCTACTCCAATCCAAGTTTGGCATTCTTTAACAAGGCTGCGTAACTCGGATATTGCTAAGTTCTTTCTAAAGTCCGGTACTAACTGTTCTTCACCTTCTATTCCAACTTGGATAATTGGCTCATCAATTAAAGCAATTAATTCTTTCCAATATGGATAGTTCTTAGGGTTTAGTTTACCGTTTCTTAACTTCTGCGCGTATGGGGCTATGATAATCATAAATACATCTTCCTATACGCATCTTCTAAACTATCTTTCCATTTCCAACTATCCATTTTCTTATAGATATTCCAGTGCTCTAAATCACCAAACAGTTGTGCTGCTTCTGCTATCGACCTACCGGGCACCACTTCAGGATAGCAAGTAAACACTTCAGCATTATGTATTGAAGGAAGTATCCTATTGAATACAATATGGTCACCAAGACCGCAGTTAAGAACCACAATGGTTTTATTACGATATTTAAGAATGTTTCTAAAAATAAATTCATCATGCTCGTATAGTTCCGCTTTTGTTTCGCTACGAATCCCACCTTTAGGATTCTTCATATGCCAAGTTACTGCATTGGGTACAGCTAAAATCGTATAGTTTTTTTGATGTAAACCATAAGTAAATAATGTTTCTTCTCTATGTGCTACTCGAGAAAGACCCAAATTATAATCATACACCCCAGCACGATATAGGAAAGAGCAGTGTAAATGTTCAACTTTTTTTACCTCTTCAATATATCCCCATTGGGCATTAGGTTCTGAATCAATACGGTCAATAAGGCCTGTTATAAGCCTTGTATCGGGTATATATGGTGGGGTTAATACTGACCCACCAACTGCACCTATATCGTTACCTATGTAGCTATAAAGCGTTTCTAGAACGTTTGGTTCTGGTATAGCGTCATCATCGCAACGCCAAACCCAGTTATAACCCATTTCATTTGCTTTTTGGTGAATGTGGTGTTGGCCTTTCTTTTCGGCGTATAGCCACTCCCAAGCAATACCTTTTGCATCTAACATCTGAAAAAAGTAAGAGTAAATCATCTCTTTTCGCATGTCTTGCGGATTATCATTGTCATCAAAGATAACCAGCTTATCGACCGGTTTAGACTGGTTTATAATAGCGTTTAATACTAAAGGCAGTGTTGAAAAGTACCGCCCCCGTGTTGCTACGGAGCACAGTACTTTACTCATTGGTCCACCTACAGATCATCAGGTTGCTAATATTAGACTCTGTAATCGGATCTATAGCTGTGGAGATATATCCTGCGTGATTAATATAATTAAACTCAAAACCGGAAAAGTCTTTTTCAGTCAAACCGTGCAGCTTATGATGCTCACCCCAGAAACCTTTAGGTTCATTGTGCGGCACAGTAACCAATAAACGATTACAGTGTTGCTTTAACTTTTCTACAATCTCTAAACCATTGTCAAGGTGCTCGATAACTTCAAAGGCAATGATCGTATCGTATTGTTTTAGTTCATAGCTATTAATATCAGCTTGCTCAAAAAAGTCGTTTATACGCCAGTTTTGTTCTTTTGCTACTTCAATTATAATTGGATCGTAATCTAAACCTAAGTAACTGATATCCGGATGTAAAAACTGAGCCCCATATCCTGTTGAGCAGCCTATTTCAAGAATACTATTACCTAACAAATTCTGTGCAGCCCACTCGTAACGCTGGGTCTCGCGCGGGAATACTACATCACCTTTGAGGAATACAGCTCGCTCGTAGTTGTTTGACAAGCGCCACTTATACCACTCCATATTGTATTTCTTGGCCAGCTTTAGTTCATTCAATAAGAACTTGTTTGACCAATCCTGTACTAAGGATTCATCGTGCACTGTACCTTCAGCTTTATGGTAGATTGGGAACGATCCATTGTCCCAATTTGCGTGAATTGTAAATCCATTCCAACGGGCTTTATAGCAAAACTCAATATCTTCGCAACCACCAGTTTCGTACTCTTCGTTAAGTAAACCTACAGCTTGAAATACTTTTGTGTAAATCATTACACAAAAGAACACTCCAAAGCGCTGTTGTGTAATGTCTGACCACTGAGTCCATACTGTGGAAATATCTCCTCCAGCATCTAACTTTTCTAACCAACCATAATCAAGGATAACTGTATCATTGTTTAGTAATACAATACGCTCTGTTGTTGATGCCAAGATACCTTCATTAGTTGCCTTGGCGAACCCTAAAGCCTCATCACTCCAAATAATCTTTAGGTTTGATACAGCAGTCTTTAAATATTCTAAATACTGTTTTGTATTATCTGTGCAACCATTTGCTGATATAATTAGTTCCACATCATCCATGTTACTGTATTTGATGATGGAGTCAATACATGGTTTTAAGTATTTCTCACAGTTACTATATGTGGGTATTACAATGCTGTATTTCATGTTTACCTAAAAAGTTCATACGAACTTAGAGTATACCACAACTTTCTTTAATTTTGTCTACTTCATTAGCTAATTCTTTAATTGCTTCTATAATTAAAGGAACTAAACGTTCGTAACGAACGGTAAGATATTTATCACTAATAGGTGCTGGAACCACAACTTCTGGTTGCACTCTTTGTACAGATTGAGCCGTTACACCAACTTCAGGAATTGAGGCGTCATAACCTAATGCCACCGCGGTTTCATTTGCATGGTATAACATGGTTTCAATTGAACGCAATTTATCTAAAGCGTTTTCAATATTACCAGTTTTAGTTTTTAGCCTTTCATCTGAATAGTATGCTGTTACGTTGTTTGTAGCGCGGATTTCACCTGTTGTACCAGAAGCTGCAGTACCAACACCAAGCGAACCAATTTGGTACGATCCTGTTGTGCTTGCAAAGCCTGAATAGCCTGAATAGCCAGAGGTTCCTGTACCTGTAGCTCCGGTTGCTCCACTATAACCGCTATATCCTGATGTGCCTGTAGCTCCGGTTGCTCCACTATAGCCACTGTATCCTGATGTTCCTGTAGCTCCGTTTGTACCGCTATAACCTGATTTACCACTGTAACCGGATAATCCTGTTCCGTTAATCCAAGTAGGAGCAAATCCAGAACCATTGGTAGATAAAATATAGCCGCTAGTTCCGTACTGAGCGTTAAATGACACCCCGCCGCCAGCGTCGATAGTCATAGCATCTGTAGTATTATTACTAACTACATAACGTATAGCATTTGCGGTTGTAGAACCAATTACTAAATCCCCACCTACGGAGTATACATAGACAGCGCCGGGTAAGCCAAATGATCCTGCTTGACTAAATCCAGAACCGTTAATACCAAAGTCCCCGTAAGCAGTACTTGAGGTACCCGCGTTATTAGAAACAATAAAGTCGGCAGAGGCCTGTGTGCCCGTACTATTATTTTGCAGAACCATTTGTGCGTAAGTATTTACGTTTGTTGTAAAACTAGCAAAAATGTTTGTATCAGTATAGTTTAGTGTTCCAAAGCTAAATGCGCCAGTATTAGACGCGCTGGCAATTGGGCCTACTGCTACATGGTACGGTGCTGTGAATACTTTGGTGGAGCCGTTAAAAGTTAACCCATCAGTACTAAAACCATAAGCGGTTTGTGGGGACCCTAAAGCTGGTACGCCAACTAAATAATAATTTGTATTTGTAATGCTATCTGTAGCATTAATACTAGTAGAAGGTCCATTTAGACCACTGTATCCAGAAATACCACTGTACCCACTATATCCTGAAAAGCCGCTGAATCCTGAAATACCTACTTGACCACTATACCCTGAAAATCCACTATATCCCGAAATACCACTAGCACCAGAAAAACCCGAAATACCCGAGTATCCACTATAGCCTGAATAGCCAGAAAAACTGGAGTATCCGCTATATCCTGAAGTACCCGAGTAACCACTGGAGCCTGAAATACCTACTTGACCGCTATACCCTGAAAAGCCACTATAACCAGAGGTACCGCCTGTTCCAGATGCACCGGAAATACCGGAAAAGCCTGAGAAGCCACTATATCCTGAAATACCCGAGTATCCACTAAAACCAGAAATGCCAGAGAATCCCGAGATACCTGAGAAGCTACTGTATCCGGAGATGCCTGAGAAGCCACTGTATCCAGAATATCCACTTACACCCTGTGGTCCTTGAACTGGACCAACATTAACCCATACAGTACCATTCCAAACGTACAGATCATTATTAGAGGATACAATATACGCATCGCCTGTTGTATTACCTATAGGGGGTAAATCTGCTGGAGTTGATACAGTACCTTTAACATTAATACCTGCTCCGGGAGAGCCCGAATATCCACTGTATCCCGAGATACCAGAACCGGAATATCCTGAGATACCACTGTATCCTGAGATACCACTGTATCCTGAGATACCACTGTATCCTGAGATACCTGAGTAGCCCGAGATACCAGAAAAGCCACTATATCCACTATAACCAGAAACACCAGAACCGGAGAATCCAGAAATGCCAGAAAATCCAGACAAGCCAGACATACCACTGTAACCAGATTGGCCACTATAGCCTGAGATACCACTGTATCCAGAGATTCCTACTTGCCCTGAGAAGCCACTATAGCCACTGTAGCCGCTTATTCCTGATCCGGAATACCCAGATATGCCTGAGAAGCCAGAAAGGCCAGAAACGCCGCTATAGCCCGAATACCCACTAAAGCCGGATACGCCCGATTGGCCACTGTAACCAGAAATACCAGAAGCACCAGAGAAACCACTGTAACCGGAGAATCCTGAAATGCCAGATCCGCTATAACCTGAATAGCCAGATTTACCACTGTAACCAGAAAAACCAGATAGGCCAAGACCGGAATATCCAGAAAAACCCGAATAGCCCGAGAAACCAGAGTAACCAGAAATGGGCCCTAAAACAACATGTGTGCCATCACTGTAATAAACTGTTAAGTCTCCAGTTGATGGATCGTAAATTATATTGCTTATTAATTTACCTGGAGAAGCGGCATTAGCAATCTGCGCAA